GCCTTGGTATTGGTTTCCGATTACAATCGGCAACGCCATCGGTACTGGCATCGCTTTACTGATTAGCATTATCTTCGGCTGGGCGACGCTATGAAACGGCTGAAACAATGGCTTTACAGCATCAAGGTTGACAAACTGCTGCATTTCATTTGCGGTATGGTCATAGCGCAGGTGGCTTACGGGCTGCTTGCCATCGCCTTGCCCAAATGGGCTTGCATTGTCTTGTCGGTGGTCGCCGTTGCCGTCGTCGGTGGCTTGAAGGAGCTTGTTGACGTGAAATACGGTGTACCGTCGTGGAAGGACTTCGTGGCCACCGTGACGGGCGCTATTGTAGAACTACTAATAATGATGCTATGGAACTGAAACTCAAGAACAACAAAGGATTGGTAGAATACTGCAAGAAGCAACTCGGCAAACCATACTGGTACGGATGCTTCGGGCAACTGTCCAACCCTTCTCTTCTCGCCAACAAGAAGACGCAGTACCCGAAATACTACACGGCAAACGACTTCGGGAATCAGATGAACGTGAAGGTTCACGACTGCATAGGCCTGATTAAGGGCTACATGTGGTGCAAGGACGCAGACGACACGAAGCCAGTGTATTGTTCAAACGGATTCCCAGACTGTTCCGCAGACATGCAGTACAACCGTTCCAAGCGGAAAGGTTCGACGATAACGACATTGCCAGAGGTAGAAGGCGTTTTGGTGTTTATGTCTGGCCATGTCGGTGTCTACATCGGAAACGGCGAGGTGATTGAGGCTCGCGGTCACGCATACGGCGTGGTCAAGACGAAGCTATCGCTCAGACCTTGGAAGCGTTGGGCTTACATAGACGAGATTCAATACTTGTAGCAAAATAAGCACGCTGAAATCCGCTTAATTGAAATCAACGGATATGTAATTGAAAAACAATTTGTTGGAATAGAAAAATAAGATGACACATGTCGAGATAACTATAAAGAGAGATGGCGAGGAATACGAGATAAAGCGCAAGATGGACTACAAGGACAGGGCGGATGCTTGTGCGGATGTGCAAGGCATCATGGAGTTCATCGCTAACTACATTGAATAGGATTTTTTTGGTGTTTTCATATTTATTGATTTTTTTTGGTTATTTTTCGGCGGAAACGGACACCCAAATCCGTTTCCGCCGTTTTTTTTCAACAAAAATCATTGAACTATTGCAACTTGAAAAAAAAAGTCGTACTTTTGCGGAAAATTACAAGTAGTTGTCATGGATGCAATAATTGTCGGAACAGAGGTAAAGTTCGCCGTATCGGTCGAGGCTCAAGGCTTTAGCATGGACGATAACGACTTCACCCTTTACATCATGAAAGGAAGGAATGTCGTAAAGGAATACCAAAAGTCAGACCTCAAGGTCGAGGGCGACACATATCTGCTTTGCGTAGACACGAACGAAATAGGCATCGGAACATTCGACCTCGCAGTCAACGCGCAAGTCCCCGACGTGCACTTTCCAGACAGCTATAGGACTGAAATCGAGCGTGTGCCACTAATGAATGTGAAGAAACTATGAACTGCCTCAGACTGAAAGCGACAAGATGCCCAGAGCCTATCAAGGTCTCTGTTGGTTTGGTTTGCTCTGTCGGAATAATGGGTGGTCTCATGTCGAGCGACAAGAAGTATCTGTTCTCAAAGGACGGATTTTTGCTGTACCCTCATTTGGGCTATATACTCTTGTCAAATGAAGGAGAAAATCTTTCGGATAATGAAGGCGCATTACTTATCGGAAAATAACGAACATAAAAACATAAACAACAATGAGCAAGACATACGAGTTATCATATACCGCTGAAAGAATAGACGAGATGCTCAAAGAAGTCGACGAGCATACTATATATTCTGATGCGACGACAGAAGAGCACGGCTTGATGTCTGCTACCGACAAGGCCAAATTGGGCGCGATGCCGAACATAACCAGCTATGATTCGGCCAACGACCGCATCACCATCGGCGGAAAGACATACCAACTCACTCCTTATGTGCCGACACCAGACTACTATGTAGGCTTCGCCAACTCGTCAACAGCCAACTTCCAAGCAATGACCAAGGAACAACTTATGGCATTGGTAGGCAACGGAAAGACGGTGGATTCCAATCCATTGCACAGCGGCACATGGGACGAGTATATCCTATTCGTGTTGAAGCGAACAAATGTGAGCATTGCATCGGCCACTTTCACAAGCATCGCAGGCGGTGGCGCACAGCAGCTTGAACTCGCCACGATGCACGACAACATCACCGTTGACGGAACTACCTACAATGTGGTAGGCAAGAGACTCGGGGTGTTCAACGCGGGTCAAGATACGTTTACAATCATTTTCAGCAAACAATAAAAACGAAAATATCATGGCAACATTATCATCGACAGGAAGATTTGCGGCAGGCGAGGCTTGCGCTGACAACGACATACTCTATGGCCCATACGCTACCATTGCAGCGGCACACGCGGCTTTGCTCAATGCGGAGCAGAATGTGGTAGGCAGAACCGTAGGCATACAGACTGGCAACACCATTGAGGAATACTGGTATCAAGGCGGTACTACGGAGCAACACTTGGTAAAGAAACAAGTAGCAGCGCAAGAAGAGACCGACCCCACCGTGCCGAGTTGGGCGAAACAACAGAACAAGCCATCGTACGACTACAGCGAGATTGGCAACACGCCAGACCTCGGCGGCTTCGTCACCAAGAGCGTCAACGACCTAACTAACTACTACTTGAAGTCGGAGACCTATACCAAGGCAGAGGTAGCATCCTTGATTGGTGCAATACAACAGTTCCACTACGAGATTTACTCCACATTGCCGCAGACGGGGCAGAGCAATGTCCTCTATCTCATCGGGCCTACTGGCAGTGGCTCTGACAGATACGAGGAATATGTGTACGCCAACAACGCTTTCACGAAGATTGGCGACACATCCATTGACTTGTCTGGCTATGTAACCACAAGTGCGTTGAACACGGCATTGGCGGATTACACAACTACATCAAACCTAACGGCGCTTCTTTCAAATAAAGCAGACAAGGTTTCTAATGCCACAAACGGCAACTTCGCCGGGTTGGATGCAAACGGAAACCTTACGGATAGCGGGAAGAAGGCGAGTGACTTTGCAACATCAGCTCAAGGCGCGAAGGCAGACACAGCCGTGCAACAAGTTACTGTAGGCACTACGACAACTGGGGCGGCTGGGACGGACGCAAGCGTCACCAACAGCGGAACGGCGACGAATCCCGTTCTTGAGTTCACGATTCCGAGAGGAGCAAACGGACAAGACGGTGCCGACGCATACAACCCGTTCAAGGGCACATATCTCATAACGGACACACTTCCATCAACAGGGCAGTCTGGAGACTACATTTACGTTGTGGATTCGCAGACACCTCCCGTCACGCATCTTTACACTTGGGACGGAAGTGCCTTTGCTGACAGTGGAGAAACTGTTACTTTTGGAAATGCACAGTTCGCCAACAGCACCAAGCTAATTTCGCAGACGAATATCGTCAACAACTTGAATACTGGCGGTGTTGACGATGTGCTAAGTGCGGAGCAAGGTAGAATTGCAGGAGCAGGTTGGGCTGTTGCAACATACAATAATAGTTCAATTGGCTATATTAGTATTAATGGTAATATTAAGAATACTTCACAAGGTGGTCATTACAATTATGAATTTAATGTAAAATACAATGAAGTTTATTTGATTAAGACATCTACATTAATCAATACAGGTATTTGTGTTTTCAAAGACGCTAATGGTAACACGCTTACTGATACGGTGGTTGTGAATACTGATGGAACAGGTGAATCCAATGCAATTGTTTCAGTGCCTTATAACGCAACTAAAATGGTTGTTTGCAATTTGCCAAGTTTCACAGCTTTTACAGTGAAGAAAACAAACACTAATAATAATAATATATCTTCAACTACATCTATTAAGAATATAGTCCCAATTGCAGTAGGTGACTCAATGAATACAGCAGTTCTTAAACTTGATTCCAAGATTAGCACTGGTTTGATTGACAATCCAACAAGCATAACTGAAAGCGGCAAAGAACACGAATATATTATATATTCAACCGGAAATATTGCAGTTTCTTCAAATCCTGATAATTCAAGAAACCTTTTCACTTATGAAGTCAATGAAGGACAGATTTGGTTTGTTGATATGCACTGTTTGGGAACAGTTGCAGCAAATGTTGCTTTTTATAATTCAGCTACAATTGGAGCAGATTCTTATATGAAGGAATATAGCATCCAATCACCTGGTTATGTTGACAAGCATTATATTCTCAACATTCCAAAAGGTGCTGTAAGAATGTGTATTTCAAATGGTTATGTAACAACTTTATATCGTGTGAGATATTCAGAACAGGGTGCTATAAACTATTACAATGAATTGCACACTGAAATTCAAGATTTAGAAACACAAACAACAAACGGTAATCTTGCTTACAATGTACTTGAATGTGATTATTTGGCAACAGGTGAACCAATACAACTTGATTTGTATGCAAACCTTTATCTAAAAGTTAACAGAAATATAGAAGCAGACAGTCAACAAAGAAACTATTGGAACATTTATGCTTGCCCTGCTTCAAATGAAGACAGATGGCTTAGAATTGACCAATTCATTGGTGGTTTTTCTTCATTACCTGTTGGTGGCGCTTTTCTTGTTGATAATGCAAGTCAAATTGCGGCAGGAACAACTATACCTTCATCTGATATTTTGATTACACCGTCAACTGTTGAAAGTAATACAACTAAAACTGTTAATCAAAGTGTTTTTGTTCCATCAGGAAAGATTTTGTGTTTGACACAGTCAAATTATATATCTACAAGTTATTGCAGACTTTATAACACTGTATTAGGTTCTACTGTAATCAATGATATGCAGAATGACATTCAGGACTTGCAGGATAACATTGATGAAACTATTGAAAACACAATTGATAACAAACTTGGTGTTGATGCTATTCCTGATGCAGAAAATCCATTGGCTGTTATTAAAGAAACAGCAGGATATACGGCAATATTCAGAAGAATGGGTGTAATTGGTGGTTCTATGAGTAGTGGAGTGCATTCTTCAAATGAAGGCACACAGCCACTTGACCCATCAGCCTATGCTTATTCATCATTGCAATTTATGGCAAGACTTTGTGGCGCTGAAGGATTCAATTTTTCAGTTGGTGGAATGAGTGCCCACAATTGGAACACTAACACTTCAATTGGTGGAGCATCTGACTTATTCAATAATAATCCTGTTCAGATGTATCTTATTCAACTTGGAAATAATGATGTTCAGTATGTTGACCCAAGTTCAAGTAATTATGATTCAACTTATTCAATGGGTAATGTTTCAGATGTTGCAGGAAACAATGGTGTTTTTGCTAATACATTCTATGGCAAGATGGGTGAAATACTTCAAAACATTAGAAGGGTTCAACCAAGGGCTTATGTATTTCTTTCAACATTCTTAAAAGGTTATGGTACAATACCTCCATCTTTTGCACCTGATTTTGACTACAACCAAGCAATCAGAAACATTGTAGAATATTACACAGCCAATGATGGTGCAAACCGTCCTGAAGGTGATGAATTGCATTACTACTTGATTGATTACTACACTTACGGAAAGCCATATAGTTATTATTATCAAGGTATTCACACAGGTACAACAAGAGGCTCACATTTGGTTGCAACAGGTTATCTTCTTTGGGCTTACCAATATTGCACTTATATTGATTGGATAATTAAAAATAATATGTCAGATTTCAATGATGTTGCTTTTGTTGGTTCTGACAGATATTGGGTTTAATTGCAGCTGTAAAGAAAAGAATTTTGTTTTGGATAACATTAGGTGTGGCGGTAGTTTAATTATAGCATGGTTCTGTTTACCGCCACTTGGAATAATTGATAACAGTGTTCTTATTGCTGTTGGTGAATTAGGTTTCTTTGGTGTTATTGCTGAATTACCTTCATACCTTGAAAGCAAAAAATGACATTAAAATTCAACACGGCAACGCTTCAATAACTGTTGCTGATATGAATCAATGAAAGCCGACGGTTTCATATCCGAATGCAAACAATGCTGGAAAGCCGACTAAGCCAAAACGAAAAAACGCCTCTCCGTAATTGGAGGGGCGTTCTTTTTAATGAAATGGAAAATGATATGAGTTATTTGTAAGCGATTTTCTTTCAAAAGACGATTAAGTGTTCAACTCGATTCCAGAACCTCGTCATTCGGCTTGTTTTGAGCCTCCTTGTTGGTTTTGAGAAACCGTGGAGTATTGAGCCTCCAACTCCTTAGTCCTTCTTTCCTTCTCCAACTCCTTTTCAATAGCCTCAGCCTCTTCCTTCTTCAAGCGTTCCCACTCGTCTGGGCGACTGATGGAATTTTGTTCTGTCGCCGTCAACTGTGACAAGATGCCAGAGTTCTTCATCGTGCATAGCATTTGGTTGTAAGATTCTTGTGAGTACGGTTGCCAAATGTCGAAAGAAGCGTTGATGTTTAATTTATCAAACTCCGTGATTGCATCCTTCTTAATGCCCTTGTTGACCAACTCGATTGCCAAGCCACGCTTGAAGAGGCGAACCATCTTGTCGGCTACATTCTGCCACTCGACGATGCCGTTCTTCGCGGTCTGTATGTCCAACGATTGCGTCATTTGAACTGCGATGCCGCTCGTGTCGGAAGATGTGTGGATGTCGGAAGGTAGGATAAAAGTAGTGCCAGTCGCAATCTCGATTTGCTTGAACATCAAGTCGAGGGTGTCGATGCCGTTCTGCGGCTTGGGCGGGTCAAGGAACTTCGCGTCTCCCTTGTCCTCGTAGCCCACGTCGTTCAGCACAATGTTGCCCGCAATCTTCTTTGCGTTGGGGTCTATCCTGCCCTTCACATACAGCAAGCCCCATCCGAACTTGTTCTGCAAGACTTGGAAGATGTTAGCCGTTCGCTCGTAGCCCTCAATCAAGGTTTGTCCCCTATCCCAAGCGACTGCCGTGCGTTTCGTAATCAACGGTATCTCTCCGAACGGATGCGGCTCAACGACCAACTCGTAGTCGCCAGTCTCGGTTGTCGTGAAACGGTAGAAGTTTCGGTCGTCCCAACAGTCGATGCACTCGTTGTTGTCGGAATCGACATAGTAGACCACTTCGAGCATACGGTCTCCGTTCACGTCGTTGTGCGAGCAGATGACATATCCGTCCTCGTATGAGATTAGTCTTGACTTGATTTCCCCGTGGCGGTCGAGGTAGTAGAGCAATCCTGCGTCACCGAACGACTTAGCCGTCGCTACCATCTTGACCTTCATTCCGTCTTGGTTGCGCAAGTCCCAGTAGTGCTTGAAGGTCACGAAGTCCTCTTGCATCGAATCGGTAGGCTTCTTGTCCGACAACGTGAACTTCATCGGAAGGCAAGCCATGTGCAAGGTCTGCTTCTCCATGATGCACTGCTGGAACGGAAACGCGGACTTGACGAGTTTGATTTCCACCGCCCCTTCTCCCGACTCCCTTGTCTTGACGCAAATCGCAGGTATGTTGTCGTCGAAAAGCACGGTGTGCATGTACGGGTCTAACTCTGCCAAATAGGTATCTTGGCTGATTACCGTCCTTCGCATAGCCGAGTGCTTCGCCGTGACCTTCGTTCCAAGGCTCACTCCGTTTCTGTAGCCTCCGCTCGTGGTGGGCTTTATCGTCCCTCCCCTCGTGAAAGGCTTCTTCCTCAATAGTCTGTCGCGGTCTTTCAAAAGAGCCGAGACATCGTTCTCTGTTTTTGCCGATGCAAGCAGGGCATCGACATCTTGTGTGTTTGTATTATTCTCCATTGTTTTGAGTATTTTCGATTAGATTCCATTTCTTCATTGCAAAGTCCTTGTCGAGTTGGTAGCACTCTTTTCGTGTCGTTGGGCAGACAAAATCGAACTTGCGTTGAACAATTATTGTGCGTTCACGCTGTTTGCTCTCGACCTTAAATTTATCATTGAGCTTGACACGGATGTCTGCCATAATTTTTAAACCATCTTTCGGGTCTACCAATCCGTCATCCATCGACTGTTGTGTTTTTTTCAAAAGCAGTTCCATTTCACGACGGTTTTCCTCGAAGGTAATCGTGCCAGTGTCATTGTCTTCACTCACGCTTCTTATGTATCCTGCGTCGGACATGTATTGCTCCAACTTCCCTCGCATTTCGTCGTCTGCATAGTCTTCATACCCTTCCGCGCTACCGAAAAGGCATTGGTATGCTGTCTTTCCATCGACAAACATCTTTGAAAGCAAGGTGTAGGCAATATCCCTTACTCGGATTGTCTCTCCGCTTTCTTTGAAGTGCTCTATTGTTTTTTTGATTTGGTCGTTATCCATAGCTTATTCCGAAATTTGTGTCATCATATATGTCTACTCTGTTTCCAGAGTCCTTTTCGTCTTGGTAGCCTTCGTATTGTCTACGGCTGCTCTCCAATTCATAGCCGTTAGGTATGTTCAACAATGGATACATTCGCATTGAAAGTGCATCAGCTAAATCCATTGAACGTCCTCTTCCTAATTGTTGGTTTAGTTCTTTTTTTGTCATCAGACGCTTTTTACCGTTTGGTGCGTCGACCCAACGGACAACCCTAATTTCCTCAATGAACTCGTTCTCAACAGTCAAGTCTGACTTTGTCTTGGATGCAACATTAATATAGGTGCGTCTTGCGACTTCATCCGAAATAGAAAATCCATTATTCTTTACTAACCAGACAAGTTTACCATAGCAGCAGTCTTTTAATTTAACATATTGCAAAGCATCTACACCAATTGGTGCTCGATAACCTTCGTAAGGTATGGCTTGTGGTATGTAATCCAGAAAGTACCTTCCTCTGATTGCGTCGAAGATTATGTGGCTGTATCCTATGTTGTGCTTGTTCGCGAAAACCATAGCCCTACGAGCGTTCTCCGCTGGCGTGGTGAACGGCGCAATGTCTACATCTATGACATCCAAGCCATCCCAAGCAAATTGGATAAAGTTGTTAGTTCCGCTGTCCGCAAGGTCTACCGTTATCCATTTTTCTCCGTTCCGTTGAGGGTCGTTTGTAAAAACAGAGCTTGCTTCTTCGTATGATACAAGTACATATTCTTCATCCTTTGAACTTGCGTTCCAACAACCCTCCAATTTTTTTGCGGCTTCCGCGCCTCCTGCCATTGCGATTGTGCCTATGTAACCGTCATTGTTTTCAAGGCTGTCTATATTCTCGCTCATTTTCCCAAGATAGAAAGTGAACGACTTAATCATTTGAGGCCACTTGTCTCGACCTTTCATAAAACCAAAAACTTTGTCAAGTTTTCTGTCTATGTCAGATTTGCATTGCCTATACACTTCCTCCTTTGTCCCCCCAAAAACAACATCTTTCACATCAGAGCCGAGCATATAGAAATATCGGACAACACCGTCTCGTTCACTCATAATAAAACCTTGCGCATCAATGTACCAATCAAGAAAACTCCTCAGCCAATGTTCTCTTTCTGGGTTCGTTGTCATCAATATCTTACCAGCGTATTTTGATTTTCCTCGGTTACGAGAAATAATAGAAGTAAATGTATTCCATTGAAAACCAGTGCCTTCGTCGAAGTATATCATATCATATTGACGGCCTTTGAATCGTTGGTCAAGTACTTCTGGCCTTTGGTCGGCAACGTGAGTTATATCCACAAAAGCTCCGCTTGGGAAAGTAACCCTTGGGTCTTGTGCTGTTGTAATCGTAATTGTATTCCCATACACTTCCCTAAATGTATCGAGTATTGCGCCACCTGCTTTCAAATCTCCAAGGTTGTTACGAAGAAACAATCCACGCCAATCTGGGTCAAGAGAAGGTTCAGCCGTAGCAAGAACAGCACCCATTGTTTTTCCGCAGTTGCAAGTAGGGATATATCCGTCTGTCAGATACATGTGTTCTTCTCCGCTTACATGAATACATTTGCAATGTTTTTTTCCTATTAGTTCATATTTTGCTATTGCTATATATAGACCTTGTCTTCTTTTTGATTCTTCAGAGCATTTTTTCTTTTTTCTGTCAAGTCTGAAAAGGTCTTTAACATCTTTTATCCTTGCATTGATTACATAAGGGGTATGGCATTCGTGCCACTTGCCCTTTATTATGTTTGAAGTTGGTCTTGTGTGCATATTTGCATTGCCACCGATTGAATGTATGACATCACAAATATCCTTTGCAAGTCTCTCGCTTATTGTAGAATAAATTCCATAAGACGACACACCAGCCTTATTGCAGCAACCGTCACTGTCAAATAATCCTTTAAGGAGCATTATCTTATTTTCGTAAGATGAATGTTTATATATTTCTGGGATAAATTTGTCAAGTGCTTTCTTTCCTAACAAACCTAATTTTCCCAGTTCTCCTATAATTCTTCCTCTATCGAGGAATGCAAATCTGAAGCAATTGCTTTCACATCGTCTTTCCTTTAATCTATAACCATGTTCCTCAAAAAAAGCGGTTACTTCCCTATCGGAAGTGCTTATGTATATTTCATGCCCTTTACCAGATATGCTTCCATTACCCAATAAATAGCCCAACACATAAGGAGGAATTGGTAAGATCTCGCTGTTACCAGCAGCCACGGGGGTTGGTTGGTAAATATGTAGCATGTCGGTCTTCCTTCTGCCTCTTTCTATGTTTTTTCTTTCTTGCTCGTTTATATAATCAACTATTTGTTGCGCAGTCCACTCAAACACTCTATTATGAGTCGTCTTTATCCTCCAATTATGAGAAAGAGCTGATTGTACTTTTCTACCGTCAAGTGTTGTAAATTCAACGCAGTCTTGCAAGCCTTTGTCTATGACAAACAAAACTTTTTGTGTAGAACCTATAGTGTCACATATCTCATCACCTGTTTTTACATCTCCCATTCTCACAAAACCATTTGGTGTCGCAATTAGGCTATCTATAGGTTGCGGGTTGAGTACTCCGCCTCCAATGACAAAATCCACGTTGCTGCTCACAAATTTCTCTTGGAAACCTTGATGAGGAGCTACTATTGTTGTTTTTTCTGCCATTGACTTCTTTTCTGTTATCATTGTCGTGCTTTTTGTTTTATGTCGTGCTTTGAAACAAGGGGATGTGGACAAAGCACGACATAAATCCACACCCCCTATAAGTTGGATTCCGCTTGCAAATATACGCTTTTTTCCACAAAAACAAATGTAAACACTTAAAGTAAAACTTCAAATAACGGTTGGAAATCGTTGAAAAACCGAATTTTCACTATAAATAAAAGTTATTATTTAAAAATTCATAACATTATAAAACAACAACTTAACCTTTATCGTAACCAAAACTTTAAATAAAGTTGCGTAACTTATTGAAAATTATACATATATTTGCACCGAAATATGTTCAACTAACTTTAAAAGTAAATTCACATGAAATTCACGAAAGAACAGGCTATCAAAGCACTTGAAGCCAAAGTCCCAGCCAAGGACAAAGAACTTGACCTTGGTCGTACCATCTCCGAGGCTGTAGACAACAGCTTGGAGCTGATTGGGGAAGACAGTGAGATGGAGTTGGAGGATTTCGTAGCCAAAGTGTTCAAGCAGGTGAAGACCTCTATCGGCTTGACGCACAGCGAGAACTCCAAGGTCGCTCAGAAGATGCAGTCGCAACTCGACGAACTTCAGAAGAAAGTCGACGGAAAGTCGGCACAAAAGAAGGAAGGTGAGGATGGCGACGGCGAGAACGAGAACAAGGAAATCAAGGCGATGAAGGAGAAAATCGCCAAGATGGAGGAGAAACTTGCGGCAAAGGAAACGGCGGACACCGTAGCCGAGAAGCGCAAGCAACTCATCGCCAAGATGTCAGAGGACATCAAGGACAACGAATGGATTGAAGGCTACCTTGCCGAAATCAATGTCACGGCTGACACCGATGTCGAAGCCAAGGCAAAGGACTATGTTGCGTTCTACAACAAGACGCACACCAAAGGAGGCAAGGTCACACCGAAATCCACCGACGGCGGCGAAGATTCCGACACCAAGTATGTGAAGAGCACGGTTGCCGAGGCAGCGAAGATTAAGAAGTCTTTGTCTGCGACTGCTGGCGGCAGCCCAGTAAGGTCAACAACAACGAACAACAATAATTAAACATTCAGACTATGCCTATCCAGAACAATCCAATTGGACATTTCCGTGGTCTCGGTCTCATCCAGAAGTCTGGTGAGATTGGCGGCTACCGCAATGTCTTCGTGAACCTTGTGGGCAACCATGACGACTTGGTTTACCCGCATTTCGGCGGCAAGGTTATGAACCCTCCCAAGGGTCGTGCAAAGATGTGGGCTGGCGACTTGCTCGAAT